GAATCCGCGAACTCCACCGTGACCCGGCCAGGATCCACGACGGCGCCCGGGAACCCAACGAACGCGTCGACCCGGAGCAGCGCAGTCACCAGGTCCCGCAGACCTCGAGCCCAGTACCGGGCCTTTTTCGTGGCAGTGAGCATCGACAGGCGCTCCCGGGCCTTGATCTCGGTCGCGGTGACCGCGGCCCCGTCCTGCGTCAGGCCGAACGACCCGACGCTGTACCCGGCCGACGTCACGGCCTGCGCGACCAGCAGGCGCAACGCCTGGTCGTGCTCGGCGACCCGGATCGCGGGTTGCGACACTTCGATCGTCGTACCGGACGTCGGTGGGATCGACAGCGGCTGGTAGATCTCCCGGTCGAAATCGAACGACGCGCCGCGGCCCGGGCCACCGGTCCGGAGGTATTCCGACGGCACCATGATCCGGGCCTTGCCGACCCGAAACTCACGACTCAACGACGTCCACGTTTCGTCGATCATGTCGAGTAGATCCGGCAACCCGTCAAGGTCGGACCGGCCCGCCGCGGCGCCCCGGTGCCGCCGGTTCGGGAGCATGTTCGGGATATACCCAGCGGTCATGACGTCGGCCGGGACGGCCAAGTAGTCCTGATCGGTGAGGACAGACGCGAGACCAGCCGTCGCCGGGTGGTCCTCGAGCGCTCGCCGTGCGCCGATCTTCCCGTCGTCGCCCGCGTACAAAGCGTGCTCGACACGGCCACGCGTGTGCCGCTCGAGGTGACGCCACACCGTGCGGCCCGGGCCGGTCTCTGACGGCGTCAGCCGCCGCCAGAACGTCACCGCGACCAACTCTCCCCACGCCCATTCCCCGACCGCGCAGTCTGGGTCGGAGAACGACACCAGCGGGCGGTCCGGGGCGACCTCGAGGTCCCACGCGATCCGCCAGTACTGGCCGCCCAACGCGGCCGTGGTCTCTGCCGCGGCCAGCAGCAACGGGTGGAGCCCGGCCGCGTCGACCAGCGCACCGATCCGGTCTCGCGCCGCGGGGACGTCGGACGTGATGACCGGCGCCTCGCTGAATAGCAGATCGGCGGACATGCGCGCGATATCGGACGCGACCGGGACGTGCCTCCGGTCCGCAGTGTCGAGGCCGACCGACCCGCGGCCGCGTCCCCAGAACCGTGGCCTGCGGGTGAGCATGCCACCGGTGTCCGCGTACTGGTCGTAGTACTCCCGCAGCCGCACCGGGTCGGCGCTGTACCAGACGTCGTGCTCACGGACGCTAGCGAGCACCGGGGCAGCGTCCGCCGGAGGCCACGGGGCCCGGGGGTCGGTCGGCAGTGGCATGGGGGCGCGTCTCCTACGTCAAGCGGCCGTGGCCGCGGTGTCGGGCGTGGTGCTGTGCAGCTCGAGCTCTGGCGACCACGCCCACCGGGTAGACGCGATTGCGTACCGGCCCGCGTCCATGCTGTGATCATCCACCTTGATCGGCGCGTCGGTGCCTTTCGCGGCCTGGCCGTCGTCCCAGGAGTAACCGCCGACCTCCGAGATCCACCCGGTGCAGGTCGACGACACCCGCAGCCGGTCCGCGGTGAGGACCGACGCGACAGATTGGATGCCTTCGGTCACGGCGTTGTCCGCGGCCGCGACACCAGGCACCCCGTCGGTGTAGAGCTGTAGCCGGAAGTCCGCTGCGGACGGGTCCACGTATACCCACTCCGGCTCGACTCCGATCGAGGTCGCGCCTTCGCCCGGGCGGCGGATCCCACCCAACCAGGCCCGGACCGCGGCGGAGTACTCGGCGTTTGTCATCTGCCGCCGCTGGTCGATGGACGACCAGCGCCATTCGTCGACCAGGTACAGGCGCCGTACCCCATCGTGGGATGTCGCGAGACCTAGCAGGACCGCTGAGAGCGGGTTTCGGGTGCCGTGGTCGATGCCGACGGCAAGCCACCGGTCGATCCGTGGGATGTCCGTGGGCGCAACGACGTGCCGGTCCGGGTCCCACGCCTCATAGATCGCACCGGCTGCGATGACCCATTCGCCGAGGATGAACCGGCGCCGCCACAGGCCGGAGTACTCCGCCGTGAGCGCGGTGACGTACTCCGCTGGCAGGTGCGGGTTGTCGGCGAGGCGGAAGGTGTACCGGGCGAGATCGAGCCCACCGGCCTTGACCTCGAGGGCACCGGCCCCGGTGATGTGCCGTGACGCCCGGGACAGGTAGTCGCGCATCAACCAGTGGCCCGGGTTGTCCGGGTTGGTGGTCGCGAACAGTTGGGCCCCGGGGACGGACAGGCGGGTGCCGAGCATCCGCCAGAACGATTCCGGGACCAAGGACGCTTCGTCGACCAGGGCACCGGCAAGCGTCATGCCGCGGATCCGATCTTGCGCGCGTTCGTCGTTCGCGCCCACGACGTAGATGACCCGGTCACAGACGACCAGTTCGCCCCGCCCGGCGACATACCGGCACCGGGCCTTCCCGAGCATCGCCACCATCGGTTCGATGACGTTCCGGTACAAGGTCCGCTCTGTTTTCCCGACCATCAGCAGCGGGCCGCGGGGCCCGGTGCGGATGTACCGGATCCACGCGATCGTTGAGGCGACCGTCTTCGACGACCGGACGGCGCCTTCCCAGATAGTTAGGCGGCAGGGGAAAGCGGCCGCGTCGGCTACGGACGCGGCCGCTTTCCCGGTCAACGGCTCGATCACGCGGTGATGGTCTCACCGACAGCGGCTGCCTTGACGACCTCGAGGGCGGTGAGGAACCCGGGGCCTTCCCGCCATGCCCGGTACGCCTGGTTGTCCTCGCGTTTCCGGGTCGCGCTGTTCGCGTCCTGGTAGACGTCGTCCTGCGGGACGACGCCACGGCAGGGATGCAGGTGTTCGATCATCACTTGCGGGACGTACGACAGGCACCCGGCAGCGATCCCGAGATCCCGCCACGCGACATCGATGCACAGGTGCGTCAGGCCCGGTGGCGCGACCCACCCGAGTGCCGCCGCGAGATCAGCGCGCATCAGCGTCGCCGTCGGCAGTAGGAGATGCCCCGGGACTTGCCGGTCGTACGTGTGATCCCAGACGCCGTCGCGGCCGTACGCCCACCCGGTGGCGTCCCGCAGCGGCGCAGAGAGCAGCGTGTCCCATCCAGGCGTCTGCGGGACGACGTCGTCGCCCCAGAGCGCTAGGAGGTCGTAGCGGCGCGCGTACACCGCGGCCTGCTCATTCCAGGTTTTGGCGAGTCGGATCCGGGGCCCGGTGGTCACGGTGACGTTCGGGTACCCGTCGGGCTGGTCGTGGGCGAGCGCCTGGTAGGCCTCGAGGGCCGGGTCGTCGTCGTCGACCCGGACGTGCACGTCGATCGTGCTGTCTGCCGTGGCCTGTATGGCGTTGGACAGGCGGACGATGTTCCCGGGTCGGCCCCGGGACGGGATCAGCGCGGCGATGCGCGGGGCGGTCACGGGATCAGCCTACGGATCGTGTGCTCTGGCCACCGGGTCTGGAACCGTGCCTGGTCGGCGCGGACCGCGGCGCGGATCGTTGGCTCGAGGTCGGCCGGGTAGGCGTGGTCGGTCCGTAGGTGCTGGGCACCGGTGTCGTGGACCGGTGAGACCTCGAGGGCAGCCGCGCGTGCACGTAGCTCGAGGTCGTGTTCGCCGTACCACCATCGAAACGATTCGTCCGGGCGGATCCGGTCCGGGTCGATCCCGAACAACCATCCGCTGATCGGGGTGACGCGGGGCGCCCACGGCGGGTCGACGTAGGAGAGCGCGGCCCCCCCGAGGATCGGTGCTGCCATCCGGTGCAGGGTGTCCGGGCCGATCTCTACGTCGTCGTTAGCCACGATGCAGGGGCCGGGCCAGAGCGCGGACCCGACGTTGAGCCCGTGGTTCCACCATTTGTGGATGTTCAGTTCGGGTGTTCCGCGCACGATGACGAAGTCGTCACCGGCGAACCGGGTGCCCTTGACGGGCCCCCACGGGGACTTGACCGGGCCAGTCCATACCAGGACGGTCGGGACGCGCGCCGTGTCGGCTGCCTGTAGGAGGTCGGCTAGGGGGCCGGGCCGGTCACCGCGGGTCGGGATTACTAGAGTTGTCACCATATCCCTTTCTTTTTCGGTGGTGATTTCATTTTCGATAGGTGCCATGCGCCGCACCCTGCAACAGAGCACTGATATGGGTAGAGGCGTTTCCGCCTTGCGGAAAACGCGGCA